AAAGCAATCGTTGCTGTTCCAGTAGTTACAGCGTTTACAACAGGAGTGAAATACGCTCCAGTAGTGGCCAAACCAGCAATAATCGGGGCAGTAGTGAAACGCGAAACAGGCAAAACGACGCTAACCAAAGCAGAAGAACCAGCAGCAACAGCAGTGCTCGGCCCAGTCACCTGGAATACATACATTGCAGAAGGTTGTGGCTGCCAAATTGCACCATCATAATGCTCCATGTGATCTTTATCAGTCAGATAAGAGACCTGCCCATTTACAGCAGTCGCAATAGCTGTGGCACGAATCGCTGAAGAACCAAAGATACCTACAACCTGTTGAGATACATAAGTATTAAGGTCGGCAGCAGTCAGCACATCACCGATAGCCCAAGTTTTCAAAGTCATAAAAGTTCTCCTAAATCCTTAGTTTACTAGCATTCTAGACAACCTTCTGAGTATCTAAAACACCCAGATAAGTTGAGCCTAAGAATAAACCAGAGTTTAAAGAAGCCAAACCGAAAACTACAACATGCGACTCTAAACCAATATTGTGTTGAATACTGATAATTTGATATGTTCGGTCAATGTTTGAGCCACCACCATAAGGTCTGTAAATAACACGCACAATATCGAACAATTCTAAGTTCAAAACCCTGTTTTGATAGGCAGAAGTTAGAGCTTCTAATTGAACATCTAAGTCAGTCAAAACATAGTCGGGGATACCGAATTGGCCGATAACCTCGTTAGCGAAAGCAGTCGAACGAGCAGGACTAATACTAAGAGAATCAGATTGACTATATGAGCGAATACCATACAAGTTTTGCGAAACAGAATTATTCTTTACTGCTGTTCCATCAGAAGCACGAACAACGCTAACCTGATTGTAGAACTGATCTGCTGTGTGAGCGACCTGCAAATCTGAGATAGGAATAGCAGTTCCAACAACTGCTGTTCCATAAGCATCACCAAACACTTCATAGTTAGGTAATGCAGTTGTTCCACCAGTAGCAGTCTTAGATAAATACACGCTATTTCCTAGGCGTTCCGTTCCAGTCCAGCCGGTATTGACATAAATCTGGTCGTTTAGATAGTCGCTTGCTTGCTGATAGCGTTCACCATCAAAATAAACTGCTGGCACAGTTGAGGCAGGAGTAATCATCAAATCTTTTATTTGAAAAGGATAGAGGTTACTTGTAACATAAAGTTCTAAAGCATTAGTGACTAAAGCTGTTGTCACATTCTCAATTTTGACTTGATTCCAACCACCATTAGGAAAAGTAAAAGCAGTCGAACCTGAGACTTTTGCAGCACTCGTTCCAGAGCTGTTTGTATAAACATACTTTAGGTTTACAGTCGCATTTCCATCAGTTAGGTTAGTCCAAAATGAAACTGAATAAGCCTGATTAGACTTATATTTAGTGGCATCATATTCAAAATAGTCAATGAGATCAACACCACCACCATTAGTGTTTGAAGAAGCAACCAAATACTCTCCAGGGAACTGAGCATTAGTTACAACGCTTCCACCCCAACCAGGAACAGTTCCTCCGTAATACCAGTTAGACATATCAGTAGCAGTTCCGTTATACCAACCAGCAGTCCTGTGATAATTGAAAACAGGCGTTCCCAAAGTATAAACTCCAGTAGTCAAAGTGCGATCAGTCATCTTCGCATTACCATCAGTAGTGCCAAAAAAGTTGAAAGGCTCAGTTCTAGCAACATTCTGCAAATAAGACAAAACTGTTGTAGAAGGACTAAATAAATCTGGAGTTAAAGGCGTTTTGCCTGTGTAATAGCTTACAGAAATCGCTGTTCCACCCCAAGCAGCAGTGGCAGCAGCAACACGAGGGTTAGCGAAAGTCGCTGTGTTAGAAGTAGTCACTAAAGCAGGGTTAAAGGTAGCGTTACCTAAAATACCTAAACCATCATTGGCAGTAAGAGAAGCTTGCGGATTCAGACCCTTCTCGTCATTAGTAAAACTCCAAGTTGTAACCCAACCAGTAAAAATAATATAACCACCATTTACAAAAACACGAACTTTCGCGTTAGGTTGCACTTTCGTATAACCATTAGTGGAATCCCAAAGAATAGAGCTCGTATTAAACGGATCAAAAGTTTGGTCAAGATTACTGAAACTTATTGTTATCGAACCTGCTTGAACATCGTCAAAAACGCGACTTCCACCCCTAGTGATGCTTACAGAGTTCACATACGAAGTAACATCAACAGAGCTACCAGCCCCAAAGTTGATGTAAACAGTGTAGGAAGGCAAAGCCATTACTTACTGAAACCCTTGATAACTGTTGCAGGCACTCTGCCATTATTTTTGATGTAACGAGATAAAGCATCTACAACTGCTCTTGGATCAGCAGACTGCACATAAACATTTATTGTGTTTCCGAAACCAGTTTTACCATTCAAAGGAATAACAGCCTCAGCAGAACCAGCCTCACCAATAGTTACCTGAGTTCCACCAACTCTAGGCATAACAATTCCACCCCTAGCCAACTTAGGCCCTTTATATGGGAACTTCTTTTTTAGAAAATTTATTCCCGCTTCAGTCTGCATAATTCTAGAATCTTTATATCCAGCAGCATTTGCCTGAACCCAGTCAATACCCATCTTTGAAGCAGCCTTAACAGTTGCATCTGCATAAAGCGATGATCCATAAAGTAATGCGGAAGTCCCTATAGCCAGATATCCAGCAGTACCTAAAATACCCAAACCAGGTTTACCCGCAGCAGGGACAACTGAAGTACCAGTAGCAGGCACAACACTCTTAGCTTGAATCAAACCAACAGCAGCAGCCAAATTAGCTAGAGACTTACCAGCAGCAGCCAACATCAAAATACCTTTTAAAGCAATCAAAGCAGGTAAGGCTTTAACTAGAGCAGAAGCAACATTTCCGAATCCCTTCATCGCATCACCATTACCAAACAAAGCAAAGAAATCTTTCACATAACCAAAAGCATCCTTGACCGCGTTCTTGATATCCACAAACATCTTGCCCGCATCAGTTTTAGGGTTAGACATGTCAGTAAAGAACTTGCCAACAGTTTCAACAATTCCCCCAGGCTTAGTCATCTCAGTAACAAAATCAACAATCAAAGGCAAAACAACAGCCCCAAGTTTCTCCTTCAAAATGTCAATACTGTTATTAAACTTCATAAACGGATCTGCCTGCTGTGTTGCTGCACCCTCAACTTCAGTTTTCAAATCGCCAAACAAATCTTTAGACTTCTTCAACTCAGGGAACATCTTAATCAAAGAAGTAGTATTTCCATTAAACGCTTTAGCCATAGCCGAAGCAACAGAATCCAAAGGCTTACCCGAAACAGTTGCAGCATCCAAAGACAACTTCAACAGATCCTGAGCCTTGCTCGTGTCCTTAGTTGCTCTCGCGAGCTTACCGAAACTCGGTCTCAAATCATCGTCAAGAATACCTGTTTGTAAAGATAGTTTCTCAACAAACTTGTCGGCCTGTTTAATCTGTGTTTTAGTTGCCTTAGCGTTCTTTTCCAACTGAGTATTCAACAACAAAGTGGACTTAGCATCAGCAGAAGCAGCCTTAGCCGACTCTAAAAGCAAATTAGTGACTTGACTTACACCAATACCAATACCAATAGCACCAATAGCATGCTTCAAACCGCTAAAAGAATGTTTAGCCTTCTTAATACCCGAATCATCAAACTTAGATAATAGTTTTACTATTACGGACATTAGTTGAGTTTCCTGTTCACTTTAGAGGCATAGCGTTCAATAACTAATTTTACTTCACGCTCAGCATTAGGCAACGAATCCTCAACCTGCGGATAAATAAAATTATTTAGATTACGCTCTCTAAGTTTACGAACCATGACTTGACCTTGAGAAGTAACCCTATGTCTTCTAGTGCCATCCTTATAGGCGTATTCACTAGTGACAGTGCGAGCTTTACGAAAACCGCCCTTACCTGCAACATCAGCGATAGCAGTCATCGGAGAAGTAATCCAAATCGCAATCAAAGGCGTTACAGCCCTAACCCTTGAGCGACCAGTCCTAAACTTTATAGACACAGCATTAGCAGGCTTACCCTTACCCCAACCAACACGACCATTATTATTCATACCTGATAGCGGGGCAACAGTAGGGATAGCAGACTTTATTGTTGAAGCAATAGGTTTAGCAACATCTTTAGAATCTTTAACAAGTTGCTTCTTCATGCCAGGCTGAAGAGCCTCAAGATCTTTGATTAGACCCTTGACATTAAATATGACATCGCTACTCATTACCGCCCCTTTGATGTTTGAGAGCAAACAACATAGTATTCAACATCCGATCTGATTCTTGAAGCAAAACTGACGGAGCAATAC